ACTGTTTTTGAATTTAGATCAGTATCAAAAATTGTATCTGTTATAACTCCACTTTTTCCTTGCAATCTGCTAAATGCTGGACCAATTAATGTCCATGATGTGCCATCATACAAGTAAAATTGTTTTTCAGCTGTACTAAACCATGTGTCGCCTGGTACTGGTCCTGAAGGAAAAGTTTCACTAATAAAACTACCAGCTGCTGATTGGAAGTCTGTGCCGTCAAATACTTTTAATTTGTTTTCGCTTGTGTCATACCAAAGTTGTCCTTTTAATGGTGTAACAGGACTATTTGGATTAGCAAAGTTTTCTAACATCTTTATAAAGTTTTCATTTATAAATTCGCCGTATCCAGAATAGTTTCTACCTACTAGACTTATGTCAGTAGTATTAGTGTCCAGTATCCCATCTACAAGTTCTGTAAGTAGTGTTCCATCTGTTTTGTTTAAATTATAACTCATATCGTTTCCTAAACATTATCGGCAAATATTATGTAGTTTACTGTAACGAACGGTGGTAAAGCATCTAGTGCTGTACCTAAATTTTCTGCACCTCTAAATGATCCTTGCCCGTCGGTTCCGCCTTCTTTAATTCCACCACTTGATGGAATACCACTTGTTGTTTGTGCGCCTTGTGAAATATTCAACGGTTGGTTAATACTTCCTTGCTCATCGGGTGCTACAGTATCATCAATAATTGCATAGTGCTGTGTACCACCTGGCGACTTCATGTCGTGTTCGTGTTCTGGTAAGTTTTCTACCTTAATATCTTTAAATTCAGAACCAGATGAACCACCTATGTTATCTGCGTTTGTATTAGTTACACTATTTGCAGGTAAGCCGCCCATGTTATCAGCACCTAGTAAAAATCTACCTCTAAAGTCTGGTAAAGCAAAAAATGATGCCGCAGAGTTTTGAAAATTTGGACTTTGTGGATCTTTAAATTTAAATCCTATTACGCTGAATAACGCTGATGCTTCTGTTTGTCTAATTTCTTTTCCATCACACAAGTACCAACCAGGGGGCGCAACTTCGCCTGCAAAAGGTACAATCATTCCTACTGGATTTTTTGGAACGCCTTTTAACAAGTTTGTTTGAGATATTCTAAATAATCCGCCTTCACCCTGTGTTCTGTTAATTAATAATTCGTCTCCTGTTTGAGGAGTAACAACTACACTCTTATCTGATATAAATCTATCACTTAATGTCGTTGTAAATGTTTTTGTAAGATCGCCTGCACCGTCAAATGTTATTGGATCTGAACTTACATCACCTGTTAATTCAAATACAGTTTTATTGTTAAGTTTTGCTGCACTTGATGCTGTACCATTAATAGTACCTGACACACTTCCGTTAAAGAAACCTTCAAATGTGTCTGCTTTTACAGTACCAAACCCTTCCATGTTAGGTTTAGTTAATGCATCTGGATCAGCAATAACATCGCCACCAATATTTGTTTGACCTTTTACAGTAAGTTTTGCACCAATTTTAACATTCTTAGCAACACTCGCGCCGCCTGATGTTACAATAGTGCCTTCAGTTAATGTATCATTAAAACTATCATCTGCATCTTCAACACCATTAACGTCTAAATTACCTGAAAAACGACCGCTACCTGTTACATCTAACGGAAGTTGTGGATTTTCTTGATTAATACCAACATTAGTATTAGACTTAATTCTAATTGCTGTTTGTTCGCCTTGATCATTTTTAACTTTAAAGTCTAAACTAGCACCGTTGAAGTTACTTTTTACAACGCCGCTTTCTCCTGATGCTTCTAATGCTAATTGCGAATTTGCACCTACTTGCACACCTTGGTTATTCTTAACATAAAGTGTACCATTTGATGTTGTATCTACGTCAGCACGTAAAAAGTTACTAGATGGAATATTGCTGTTTCCAATTCTAAGTGCTTCTGCTGATTCTGCTGTGCCGTTATACTTGGCATTAGTACTTGACAGTGTTAAACTAGTTAAATTAAATCCTGGTTTAAGAACTGAAAAGCCTCTAATATTTACTTTAGGTGTAAATTGTGCATTTGTTATAATTGCTATAGGTTGAGCACCTACTTCAACTTTTAATACTGTGTAACTTTTATCATCTGTACCTTGGATTAGTTCTGCTTTTGTACCTGATGATAAACCTTCACTAAATTCTGGTCCTACAAGTATCCAACTTGAACCGTTGTTCAAATATAATTGCTGATTACTAGTATCTACCCAAAGGTCGCCAATTACACTGTTTCCAACTTCAGGTTGTGCAGCACCTTTTTTGATGCCTCCTGATTCAATCCAATTTGTTCCGTCATACACTTTAAGTGCATCAACACCAACAGTTGTATCATACCATGTTTGTCCTTCAACAGGATTAGCGGGCGGATTGTTATTTGCAAAGTTTTCTAAAATATGCAAGAAGTTACCTGCAATCGCTTCACCGTATGCTGTGCTGTTTCTGCCAGGTAGAGATAAACTAGTATCAGTATTGTTTATTTCTCTATCTTCTACAACAATAGATCCTTTATTTGTAAAATCTGTAAATTGGATTTGATATGCCATTAGCTGTTACCTCCGCTAAGGCTTTGTACTCGAACTGTATAATCTACTTGGATCAATCTGTTTAGTGATTTTTGTACAGGATGGAAAATAACATGAGTAAGCAATCTACCATTACCTAAAATACCATCTGGACTTACACTACGCAAACCTAATTCGTCAAATACGAAACTGTTATCTGCATCAGATGCTGTATCAAATGCATCTTGGCCGTTTGGTTCACCGTAGTCTAGTAAACATGTAATAACAATATCAGTATAATTTGTACCATTTACGTGTCTAGTTTCGATCTTATTTCTAGTAGGGTCCAAATTATCTGTATTTCTATCGTCAACTATCTTTGTAAACGTTTGATTGTACAAACCTGCGTTTGTTCCTGTTGAGTTTGGAGTAAGATATGTTATTACCCCTGTTGTATCTATATTTGTACCGCCGTTGCCGAAGCTCATTACAGCAATAGGCCCCTGTCCTGCATTACCTAAAGATTCTGCAAGAGCAATACTCATATTTTCATAGTGTATGGCGTTCTTTTTGTTAACAAAGACTTCGCCGCTGCTAGGGTCACTTATTTTAATATGTCCCTGTACAAATACACCGTTTTGTTCATTAATTGTGTTTGTCATTTTCTATTCCTACTAGTATATTTATTCGGGTAATTCACTTCTTGCTCCACGTAAGAAACTACCAATGTCGTTTTGAGCATCTTTTAATGGAGTGCCCGGGTCTGTCCACAATTTACCTACTTTTCTAATAACAACTAACTTTTGATCCGCTTTCATTGGACTTGTTAGTGTTAATGTATCGCCATTTACAGTGAACTCTGCTGGTGTATTTACATCACCTTCGGGTGAATCAATTGCAAGTACGGGATCAAATGTAGCTATAGCAGCCTTATTTAACCTCTTTCCTGCAGCAAACACTTCAAACTCATTTACACTGTTTGGTGTAAAATCAAGTGTGAATTCAGTCTGTCCTTCGGTTACAGCAGCAACTGGTGACCAAACTATGTTTTGATCAGCATATGGAATAGTTTTCTCTACTCCTGCGCCGTAAACTCTAGTTTCTGCCTTGTGTACTGATGCAATACCTGTTCCTAATGTGCCTCTGCGTAACTGTCTTAAATCGTTGCCTGTTTTTGCAAAGTACTCAATACGTTCGCCGTTAATCCAAATAATGCCTGGTTTATTAGAACTCTTATCTGGTCTTGGTAATTTATCTGCTCCTTCAACAACAACAATTCTAAGATCATTAAATGCTAAATCTTGTGCTAGTTTTACACCATCGTTATTATCAACACGTTTATAATGTGTTCTATTAAGAATATCTTTAAACTGTTGCCATGCAATAGTTGGTGTGCTAATTGGTGCTGTAAAGTGTATAATATCTATTGTATCATTTTCACTAGGTTCATTAACAAGCTCAATTATTCTCATGTTGCTCTGTAACTTGTAATCTACACTTGGTGACAACATAGAACCGTTTTTAAATATCCAAACATATTCAACACCGCTGGCTGGCTGATTTAACAATACTCTACCGCCTGTTAATTGATGGTATGCTGAATAATTAGCTGACCCAGGAGTTAGTGAGCTTCTGTTAATTACGTCATAACTTATGCGGTTAATATCTAATATATCATGATTACTAAATGTGTACGCATTTATAACATCATCTTCTGCTAATAAATCTGTAAATGTAATTTGGTTGCCAACAATACGATAATCACCATTTCTAAAGTAAACTGTTAATATATCGCCTTGTGACAAAATATTACTTCCTATTGTAACACTACTTTGTCCAATATTAACAGTATAACTATCTTGCTGGTTTAACAATTTACCATTAAGATATACTTCAGTATCAGAAGCATTTAGAGTTGACTCTTGTACTTGGAATGTTTCTAACATATATTCTCTTTTTGTTGCATCCGTAATATAGAATACTTTTGAGTAACCTGGCTTTTTAATGTTTCCGTTTACTTCTACAATGCTAAAGAACTCTGCAGGTGTTTCGTATATTGCATTAGTTGACAAGTTGTATGTAATACTCGATCCGTCAGCAATAATATTGTCTTTTTGTATTTTACTGTAATTAATTTGTGTATTGTTAGAATAAATTTCATAATCTAATCTTGTACCTACAGGAGGTGCTACTGGACTAAACACAAATTCAATAAATCCTTTGTCACTTTTCTTAGCAATTAATTCAGGTCCGTCTGGTTCTTGTCCATTTTTCTTAAGGTATATTGAATAATTGTCATTCCATAAAGTATTTGTTATGTATGAACTTTGGCCTTCTGTTGTAAACAGTACTCCAAGGTCAATTATATTTTGACCATTTATACCAACTGTAAGTATTGTTAATACTTGATCTGTTGCAGGCGCATTTTTAAATGTTACTGTAAGAGCTGTGTAATCTAATGTGTACTGTGCTTTATCAACTATTGTATTGCCTAGTTTAACAATTACAGCATCGTTACTGTGTGGTGCTAAACCTAGTGGATAAGTTGTAGTTGTGCCATCAGTCAAATAATTTTGATTATATATTTGTCCTTGACCTTCGCCGTTTCTTTCATAAACTGTTATATTAACAGAGTCCATAACTTGACCATTAACTAGTTCTTCTGGTCCTCCTGTTGTTAAAGGAGTAACAAATAAATCTCCGTCTAATATAATGTCGTCTGCATTAATACCTCCAGCATTACCATAAGCCAGGGCGCCACCTTCAAGTATAGTATCGTAACTATCGCCATCTGGTTTGAAACTTCCATCTGATGTTGTTTTTCTAATAGTAACAATATCACCGTCATTAACTTGAATATCATTTTCGGCTAAATTAATTGTTTGTGTTACACCGTCACCTGTTAGTGTTTGCATCATTGCTAAAGGATTAGTTGGTATAGTATCGTAATTAGGATCGTCTATTCTAATTGCGTTTGTTTGTCCAAAACGTTTCAAATAAACATTATATTCAATACCATTTTCTAAAGGTTTAGCAAGCTCAATAGCAACAGTAGTTCCATCTGCAAAGAAAATTTCATCTTCAAATGTGTTATCGTAACTGTCCCAAGTGTCTGTTCCATATTCGTCGGTCATCCATCCTGACGTGCCTTCAAAGCCAAAGCTCTTAACTTCTACACCACCGTAATCAACTCCAACCATTAGTTGTGATAAATCTTTACCAAGCATTCCTGTTGTAGGATTATACAAGTGATTAATTCTATCTTGTGCATTTAATATTGCAGGATCTTTTTCGTATTCAACTACAATAATACTTCCTAATGCAGGAGTTTTACTAAATTGTACTTGACCTTTTTGTCTATCATATGTATATGTTTTATCATCTACGTTAGTAAATGTATATTCACTACGTAATAATAATGTGCCATTAATTGTAACTTTTATTTTGTTACGTTTTAAATTAATAGGCCATTTTAAATTAAACTTATCATTTATTGCTGTACCTGTAAATGTTTCTGTTTCAGGCAATAGTGTAATATAGTATTGTCCAGAAACTCTATCAAACTTAATACCAACTTGTAGACTTCTAACAACACTGTCGCCAATTTGCGCTGATGCTATTGCTGTTGTAGAACCGTCTGCTTGTGATCCGCTAATAGTTACTGTTGGCGCACTAGTATAGCCGCTTCCTGCATTAGTAACCTCAATGTTAACTACTTTGCCTGCGCCAATATATGCTTTTGCTGTAGCGCCTGTACCGCCGCCGCCTGCAATAGTTACTGTCGGCGGATATGTATATTTGCTTCCGCCATTGTAAATATTAATTGCTGTAACTTTATATCCGTAATTTTCTTTCCATGATTGATATGGATATTCATCAAAGAACGCATCTGCTCCAAGCAACTCGTTATCTTTAATTTTTACAGATTTAGTTTTTATTCCGTTTTCTGTATAGTCATAAAACGGAGGAACATCAAAGTCACTTGTTTGTGTATTAGTATTATCTATATTTTCATAAGAACTTAGATATTCACGTATGTTTGTCTTATAAGGTTTAACTTCGTTAATGTAATCATTGTAACTACTTAAATTATCATTTTGATAATTTATCTTTTGCTCTAGTCCACCTACATTATGTTTTGCTTTTACAAAACTTGTTTTATATACCCAGTCAACATTTTGCTGTTCTGATAATACATATCTAATACTTGCAAGAAATAATTCTTGCCATTTAATTGCTAAGTTGTCTACAAATATATCGTTCTTTAATGCTGTTAATATTTGTCTACCTTCAGTTACTGGTTCAGTATCAAAGAATCTGTTGTCGAAGCCTAGTAAATCATAACCAACTGTATTTTCTATTACATTGTAAATCTTGCTACTAATTTCTATTGTACCGTTTTCTCTACCAATAGTTTCATAATCAATTGTATAATCTAAAGAATTAGTATCTGCAACACGTTTTAGCAATAACCAACCGCCATTACCTATGTTATCAATCTTAACAATTTGGCCAATCTTAGCATTTGCTGATGCTAACTGGTAGCTTTCATCTACTCTATGATCAATTCTTGTAAATTGTGTATAACCCGTTGCATACCAGTCTACATAATCCCAATATTCTTTTGTATCGTAACTTTGTGACTTTACTCTATCCCAAAGACTTGATGATTTATTCCATTCGTAAATAGCCCATTTGTTATTAACTGTGCTATCGTTTTCAACTATTACTGTAAGTGGTCTTACTTCAATTATTAAATTTTCATCATATCCAGTACCACCGTTAATAATGTTTACTTTACTAATTTGTCCTAGGTTATTAATTTCTAAGTTGAAGTCTAATCCGCTACCGTTACCAAACAATTCAAAACTTGGTCCGTGTCTTACAACACTTGTAGTACTGTCATATGTAGGATCGTTGTATCCTCTACCAGTATCAGTAATTCTAATATCAGTTACTACGCCACCATGTACTGATGCTTGTAATGTTGCTGTTTTAATTTTGTTAATACCAATAAAATTTAATTCATCTAATGTATCAATTTTATAATCATATGTTCTGTCAGTTACAAACGGTTGAACATCGGCATTGTTAAGTGTTTTAAAACTAAAGTCGTCTACAATAATAGTTTCTCGAAGTGCTAAGTTTGCTCTTTCAATAACTTGCTTAAATGCTTCATGTCTATTAACAAACCAACTTTGTCTTGGACTATTTAATGTACCGTATTTGTCTTTTGTACTTAATTCAGGATCTGGAACAATACGTCCTCTTGAATCATATCCAAGTAAACTGTCAATCCATTTTCTTTCTATGTCTGCTTTAGGTACACTTGTTTCTAGTCCTTCTGTTAGCAGACTATATTCTAAATGTCTATTTTGTTCTTGTGTATCCTGTGTATAGTAACTTACATGTAAAGCAATGTCTTTGTCTTTAATTAAATTTTCACAGTTATAAAGAACAAATCTATCATTACTTAATAATGCTACAAAACTATAACCTTGTCCTCTTGGATTAGCAATTAATTTTGCAACTTCAGATGCACTAATTTTTCTTGCTTCTTGAATAGGAACAGTTACTTTGTTTTTAACCCAAAAGTAATACTTGTCACTAAATGTTTGTGATACAGGATCATAAATTAATTTTTGACTATACGCATCATTGCCGTATTTAGATAGTCCACTTATGCCTTTTGCAAAACCTGCAGCTGTATCTGCTCGGTTATCCCAGTCTGCAGGAACAATATCACTTTCTACCCATTCATAAATATCAACTGAGTAATTAGGTATTAATTTGCTCCAGTTATTAGCCTGGTTAGTAATATCTTCTTGATACACATTAAAGAATTTTGCTGTAGATAAATCCCACCATAGTTTGCCAACATGTTGTTCTTCCCAATTAGAAGTTTCACTAAAATAGTCAGGTAATGTTGTAACATTATAACGTGCAAAATCTATGTTTGATTTAAATGTTAATTCTTGCTCTGCTGGTCCTGCAATTTTACCTTGTACAGGATCAATATAATCTAAGTATGTAGTTAGTTGATTTGTTTTTACGTTGTATAAGAATGCCGATTTAATTTTTTGTGTGTCAACAACTTCATTTGGTGTTCTTAATAATGTCCACGGTTTTTTATCTTGTGTAACTTGATAGTCAACAAAACTTCCAGGATTTATATCTTCATCATAATATGTGTTTGTATCTGCTGGAACTCCTACATAAATGTGATTGTCGTTAATTAAAACTTGTTCGCCAAATCTACTTGCAAATAGCACATTGTCATCGCCATCATAGTCTAATTCTTCTGCAAGTATGTATGCATCTTTAACTTTTTGGTATAGTCTAACACTACCACTGTCTACTCTTTTGTCAGGGTATGTTGTAAATGTATCATCAAATGACGTAGTACCGTTATCAAATACTGTTTCAGTAATACTGTCGCCATTGCCGCTTGTTACAGCAATAATATCTTTTGAAATACTAACCTTAGTGCCAAACTTTTCACTAAGTGTTCCTGTACCTGATAGCGTTTGGTGTAATTCAAACGCTCCATTTACTTTTGCATAGACATATGCTTTACCTGTGTTATAACCTTGTACATCACTTTCAGGATCAGCAATTACTAAAGTGTCACCGTCTTCGCTAAGGCTTATACTACTTCCCCAACCAGTGTTTGATATAGGTGCAACAATAGTCTGATCAAAAACATACCTATCATCTAAAATTCTATAAACAAGTACTTTGTTATCAGGGTCAACACTTGTATCAGTAATTACACTTATTGCAAGTACTTGACCGTTTTCGCTTACACTTATTTCTTTTGTAAAGTCTAATACACCTTCACCTAAATCATTAAACACTGGGTCATTGTAAATGTTTACAGCGTTTGGCAATGATGGAAGATAATTTACTGTACTGTTTAATGTTATCCATTTAAGTGTATCAGTAGGTAAAACACCTTTAACAAATGTAAGTGCTGAATATAATTGATTGTTGTATAAAACTATTTCATCTGTTCTATACGCTGCATCAGCCGAGTAAGGTCCTCTATAATGAGGATTAATATCTAAGGCATAATTGTATTTTTTACCGTATTTGTCAGTACCATGTTTTAAAACTGTTAGGTTCTCTTTTGAACCTATGTAAAATCTGTATAGTTCGCCATCTTGTGTTACAGCAACTTGTTTACCAACATTACTGTTTGTAGTACTTTCTGGAATTGTCCATGTCCCTCTGTTGGTCCATGTGCTTCCTACTCTATTAAAGATACTATATACACCTTGATTTACAGGCTGACTGGCTTGCGAACCGCTAGTGTCTACTGGTAAGTTGTAAACAAGGCGCCAGTCACTGTTTGATGTGCTAGGTATACTTGCTTCTGCGTCTGCGCCTGCTTCTGTTAGGTTTTCTTTGTATACCCAAAATTCTTTATTAATGTGTGCAAACGTATTCAAATCTTTAAACTGATCTAAGCCACCATATGATTCTGGGTGAGCAGGGAAGGTCGATCCTTTTTGCATTACAGCAATTTTACCTGTATTGTTTCCTGTAACAGATATTTTGTTAATTGGACCCATAATACGTTGGTTTGGTAATTGCGAAGGTCCTTCTAATGTTTCTAATAATAATCTGTTACCTTGAGTAAATGTTCCTGTAACATCTTTAAGATATACTCTACCTTGGTCAGTAGCACGTCTTATATAATATGCAACACGGCCTCTTGCACCAGTTATTTCATCTCTAATAAAGTCGCCAGTTGCTCCACCAATATTAACAATGTTCCCTAATAGGTCTGTAAATACTTTTCCTTCATAAGCAGGCTCAAAGAAATCACCGGTATCAGCGTCTTGGTCTGATAGCATGTCAACATCGGCGCCCTGTGTTTTAGTAAATGTAAAGTCAATATAGCCTTCCCACATATCTATAACAGTGTGTAAGTTATCGTTAATGTAACTAGGGTCAATACCTAATAAAGTAAAATCTGGTTCATCTGCCTGATCATTAATATATGCTCTAAACTGATCGCCTGGAGTTGTAATTTCTCCAGCTAGAGCTGACGGAACTCTCATTAACCATCTGTTGTCTAAAATGTTTTGTACACCATCGTTATCAACATTTATGTATGCGGCGCCTCTGTGCGAAAGAATACTAACAAATACTGGTTCGTCCCTAGTTGGGAATATTGTACTTGCAACATCATCTAAACCGTTCGCATAAAAGTTTGGTATAGACCTTGCATATGTTTGAGTATCTTCATTGTAAACTAATACATCTTGGTATACTAGACCGTAAGCCGGTACACCAAAGTCTTTTGCTTGTGTAAATTCATCTGATGTTAAGTAGTTTGTGCCTGTGTTAATATACCACCAGCCGCCTATAGCACCAGTTGTGCCATTATAGTTTGGCTGTGTATAATCGCCAATTGGTGTTCCGTTACTATTTGTAATAGTTCCTGTTGGGCCAAAAACTCCATTTGTATCTTTTATATAAAGTACAAGTTTAAAATCTCTTCGGAATGCTTTATAAACTGTTGCTGAGCCGCCTACTGCATTTATTATGTCGCCATCTGTTGGAGGATCAGTAAACGGTTCTACTAGTAATACAGCATCAACCTTTTCTACAATAACATGTTCGCCATTTATAAATGTTGATGTTGGCTCTGTATACGATGCCGCTAAATTCTGTGCGTTGATGCCTTCTGGGAACACTTCTACAGGACTTGCATTACCTATATTTCTATTAAAGTTTGTATAATTATTCCACTTAAGAACTAGTTTGTCTTGTGGCTTAGAACCTCTGTATTGATCAAAAGGTGCAGCAATTAACAAGTGATCTGTTTGTAAGTTTGGTAAGTACGGACTACCTTGTAAAATTAGTGTTAGTAAAGAACTATCGCTTGATCGTTCAAAGTTTGCATAACTGTCAAAAGTACTAAATGTAATACTGTCACTTTCAGCAGTAATTGCTCTTACTGCCTTCCAGTAGTTTTCGTTATACTTAACAATGTCGTTTTCAGCATAATCTAAAGTTTTACTATAATTGCTTTGATAATTAGAAGCAACTTCACTTGCTGTGCTTGAACCAACAATTAGATATTTGCCGTCTGCACTTATATCAATATCTGCACCAAAGCGATGACCGTCTGCCACTGGATATGTGTCAGTGTCTAAAGTTAATGTTTCTTCAAATAATAAATCTCTTAAATTTGAACCTCTTTGATAAGTGTAAACATTACCATTTAAACTGTTTGCACTATGGTCACCAAGTGCTAATCTAGTGTTTGCTTTATTTGCCGATATAGCAGATCCAAACTCGTATGCAGATGTAATGTCATAATCGCTAGGATTATTATAATGTGATTTATCAGTGTATACATTATTTTGTATAGCAACAACCCAATCATTCTTAGTTGAACCATTAATCCAAACTTTCTGATCTTTAATTATTTTGTCTTCTAATACAATGTTTGCGTCTTTTATTGTATCAAAATTTACTGATCGTAAAATACTTACGTAGCCATTAATATCACTTAGATCTTCAATACTATTGTTTGCGCCAGCAAGAACATTTACACTAGTAGGCTTTACAACTTCTACAGTGTAAAACCCATCATTCTGTGTTGATGTATTCTGCAAGCCAATTATGTCACCTCTTTTGAAAGAGTGCGATCTGTCAAATTCGATTGTGCCACCTGGATTATCTACACCAACAAATGCATCAGCACCTTCGTCAAAGCCTGTTATATTAGTTACTCTAATATCAGTAGTTACATGTTGTAAAACGTCCCATGGCTGTTCGTCGCCTGTTACCCAAACATAATCCTTAGCACCAATTACATTAATATTAGCTGTAAGTATATCTGCCTTATCATTAATTCTATATGCAGCATCTGCATCAAACACAAATCCAGCGTCTTTAGTAAATTGTTTGTAATCTACAACAGTCGGAAACGGTTTATGATCGTAGTTTTGAGGTCTTTTATATACGTCTGCTGGGGTTAGTTTATAAATAGTGTCGGTATCGTTAGCCGGTAAGTTAGTTACAAGCTCAACAGGCTGAGGATTAGTTTTAATTTGTTTTTCATCAATTAAAAATTCAACATCGTCAAAGTTATCAGTAGCGCCATACTGGCCAACTCTAATTGCCCATTCTTCATAAAATTCTAAACTTTCTTTATCAGCACTTGCAAGAGCATCAAACAGTTTTACTAAACTATTTTTTGTACCCTTATCTTGTAACATTCCCTGGTAAAACTTATATTGACTTACATCGTCATTTATAATGTTTTCTAAATACTTGCGTTTTTGATATCCAATTAAATGCTGTGCATGTTTTTGTTGTTCAAGATCAAAGTTGTCTGTATCTAAATCATAAAAATCTGCAAACTGATTAATTTTGTATTCAAAGTTTGGAACTAACTGTGCTTGCGGGCGGCTTTCTAAACGCTCCCATTGTGAATCAATAAACACTTCTGTACCAGTTACATTAGACAATGCAACATAGTAAAATTCTTTATGCTTAACTAATTTGCCAATGCCATAATCTTTGTATGGTTGCCAGTCTCTTACTTCTGCTTCGTCATATATAAAGCCTGGTATGTTTAGGCCGCCGGACCAGTTATCACTTCTATAACCAGTAACTTTAATTCTTTCTTGTCTATAACCTGCTTCTTGGTCATATATTACATCACCAAATACAGTTTTGTTATCTAATAAAATAACATGTTCTCTTTGAACTAACGGAAGTTTAACACTGTAAATACCATCTGCGGTATTTCTAACACTTAGACCAAAATCATTTTCTGTATCTCTAGCAATGCTACTAAACGATCTTTCTAATTTTTGTCCATCTGCTTTTAATAAACTATAATCATAAAAATTATCAAAGATATTATCTACGACCATATATTGTCTGTTGAATGTAAACTGTTGTGCGCCTGGGCTAATAGTTAATACACTTCCTGCAGCCCAATTTTGTGTAGTCCAGAACATAAATTCTTTTACACTGAATGTCCAATCTTCTACAACACTTATGTCTTTATTGTAATATTCAAACGTAAAGCCTTGTGTCTTTAAGTATGCTTCGTAGCCTAATAAGAAGTCAACAACTTCTTGTGTAGTTTGAAGCAATGTTCCATAAGGTATAGTGTTAATACGTTTTGTAAACTTTCTTCTAAGTACATTTGATCTACCGCCAACAAGCGGAAGTTCTGCTAACTTAGACATTTTAGTATCATCAAAACTTGTACCACTAACATGGCTTGTGTTTACTCTATAATAGAAATTATTATATCGAACATTTTGTCCTTTAACATATTGTTTTCCGCTATCCCAATTTACAAATGACTCTGAAATGCCGCCTATGTTTATTACAGGATCTGATGATGCTTGTATAGGTTCATAATAGTTAAATGCAGCTGCAGCCTGATCATATCCTTTTATAACATAACCATTTGTATTTTTTTGAATTACAACACCGCTGTAACTTGCAATTTCTATAGGTACAGATGTGTTTAAAAATAATTTGTAATTTTCTTCTGGTACAAATACATTGCCTTCATTTAAAGGTGTTCTACTATCTAATATTAATTTAAATTTACTCTTGTCAGTAAACCCGCCAACTTTAAGTGCTAATTGATTTTTTAAAGTTTTTAATTCTGTTTGGTACTCATTATAGCTAGTGTTTATATCGCTAACTATGTAGTTGTATACAAAGTTAACAAGACCACTTGTAATAACACGTTGGTTGTCTGTATATGTATTTGGAAATACTAAATCTTTTAATCTAATAATTGTATTAGACGGAGTATAAACAAGATTGCCTGTTTTGTTTCTTAACATTCTTGATAAGTCAAAACCAGTACCCATTACTTTTGCTGGTTGATTTAATAACCAACTTGTAATTAATGCAAATGGATATTCACTGCTTTTTCTCCATGCACTTTCAGTAGGAGTATGATCTCCAAATGTATATGAATCTCTTGTTCTTACAGCAACAAAGTTTTGTGCATAGTTACTGTCTAACGGACTTAATAAATTTCCATTGTCGTCTACAGGAATATGATTTGTTAATCCTGGACGTTTGTATCTATTATCAACTGTTGCAGGTTTACCTGGAACTTTTATTAAACCTTTTTCAAGGTCTTCCCAAAGTACAAAATTATTTCTAGTATACGGTGCAGGCCCATATTCTGATTCCCACCATGAAGGTTTAATAGTAAAGCCTAGCATTTCCCAAGGATGAGTATGAGGACGATCAGTATCGTATGCATCTTTGTACACGCCTCTCCAAAAACCTGGTAACTGTTTACCTGTTGGAGATGACATATTTTTATAGTTGTATCTAAACGTATCTGTGTCTTTCCAAAAAGTATTTGCTGTATAATTTGGATCGCCTGCAATTATTGACCATTGTACAAAATCACTTACCATTGCACTGTCAACGTCTTGCCTACTAAAGCCTGTATCTCTAAAGTTACCGCTAGTAAATTCATGTATATCAAAAACGTCTGTGTTATATGCTTGTTTTAGATTATTATAAATTCTTCTTTCAAAATCTAATATTAGATTATCACGATAATCGTTATAAGCAAAAGTAATACTTCCGTCATGCCCTTGGATTACGTTGCGCGGTGTTTCTTGTGTTGTGTCTAAATACAGTTCAGGCTTATAAGCAGGATACAGTCCTAGCTTAGTTGGCGTAGTAGGTACAAAACAACCGTCGGTTGTGTCATACTCGTATATTTCTAGTTCGTCATTAACCGCAAGTGTTGCTGATACCTTTACAAATCCTTCTTCTGTAAATGTGTAATCTGTACCGTGACATAGAGCTACATCATTAAGATATACTAATACTCCTCTTTCAGTTAGATTTGATAAACTAAACGTTTTAGTAAGCGGATAAAACACACCGTCACTTGCTCTTACAATATGTAATGTACGCTTAGATGCACCATGTGGTATCATGTCTGAGAAATAAAACGGCATTCGGTCAGTTTTCTGACTGTTTATTTCTTCAATAATTTTATCTACATGATCTTTAATTGGACCATCATATCCTAAGTTGTCTGCTACTTGCAAAAATAATCTTTTGTATTTTGCATATTCTAATCTAGCATACTTTAACGCTTTTACAACATTTGCATTTTTATCTGTAAGATGATAACTTGCAAGTGCAATAGGTCCTGTGTGTTTTACAAAACGTGTACCAAATTGACTTAGGTTGCCAATATCTCTTAAATTACTAACACCT